AACTTACAAGAGGAAATATTAAAGAAGCAGGCAGAAGAACAATCATAGGAAGTTTACTTCCTGAGTCATTAGTTGGTTCTATGCAAACTGATTTATTAAAGTTAGCAGAAACACCAGAAGAGAAAATTGCAATGCAAAATTTTATTGACTTTAAAAAAGATGAAGCAAACTATGGCGCCAGTGTTAGAAATTTAAGATACTTAGAAGACAATCCGTTTGAAGCAGAAGGTATAGATCTAGATATTCTTCGAAACAAAGTGCTTGAACAGAGAGCTGATTTGAACGAAAGAGCATCTAAAGTATTTTTCCCAGAGTTTGCGGAAGAAATATTTCCAACTTTAGTACGAAGATTAGATGCACAGAATGTTGAAAACTTAGAGGGTGTTTTAGGGTCAATTGTTGGAAAAAGAGGAATAGATGACAGAGATCAAATTATACAAGAGATAGGCGAACAAGGAATTTCAGGGCAAGAACCTTTTTATGGACAAGCTCCTGTTCAAATGTCTCCAGAAGAATTAGATGAGATATATGAAAGTGGAATTATGGCTATGGCAAACGGAGGACGAATTGGTTTTGCCGACGGACCAGATGATCCAAGCAAAAGAACTTTCTTGAAGATTATGGGAGGCATAGCTTCATTACCAATTGTAGGTAAATTTTTTAAAAGTGCTAAAGTAGCTAAAGTTGTTCCTTTAAAAAACACAACAACCGTTATGCCTGAGTGGTTTCCTCAGTTTGTAGAAAAAGCTTTGGCAAAAGGTGTAAGTAAAAAAATTGATGCTGATCTAACAGAAATAGAAATACCAGAATTACCAGGTGTAAAAGTTCAAGCTCATGATGATGGTAGAATTTTAGTTGAAGGTAAAAACGCTTACAATGAACCTTATGAAATAAATTACACACCACCAGGATACGAGGTTATAGATGAAACAACAGGCAAAGCTGTAAAAACAAAAGGTGAGTTTGAAGCTTCTGATACTAGATTTAGACAGACAGGACCAGAATTAGATGATGTTGATGTAGACTACGATACTGTACCAGATATCGAAGATATTGTAGGTGGAAATTCTACAGAGTTAGAAGGCTTTGCTAAAGGCACGGGTGAAACTAAATATACAAAAGGACAAAAAGCAGTAGACGAAGCAGATGCAAGATCTCAATACAGTGGACAAGAACGAGCTGATTTTGATAAAGGCCCTGAGGTAGATCCAACAGATTATTATTATGAAGACTAAATTAACAACTACAATACCTCCAAAAAGAGGACCGCAGCCGGAGGGCTTGCTTATTGATTACAATACTGTTAAACCTGTGAAACTGGAGAAAATAAATGGCAGACATAGACAAGTCTCTACCAAACGTAGAGCAAGAGATAAAAGTTCCATCGCCTGAAGAAATTGAAGTTGCTCAACAAGACGAGCAAAAACAAGTTGATGAACAAGGTGATCCTGTAGAAATTACAGAAAACGAAGATGGCTCAGTAGATATTAATTACGATCCTTCCATAGGGTCAGTCGAAGGTGGACAAAATCATTACGACAACTTAGCAGAACATTTGCCAGATGATGTTCTTGGAAGACTTGGAACAACACTTTATCAAAATTATCAAGATTATAAAAACTCTAGAAAAGATTGGGAAAGATCTTACAGAGAAGGTTTAGATTTATTAGGTTTTAAATACGACAACAGAACTGAACCCTTTCAAGGTGCATCGGGTGCAACTCACCCAGTGTTAGCCGAAGCTGTCACACAGTTTCAAGCGTTAGCTTACAAAGAATTATTACCAGCAGAAGGACCAGTTAGAACACAGATTTTAGGTGTGCCAACACCAGACAAAGAACAGCAATCTCAAAGAGTAAAAGATTTTATGAATTATCAAATTATGGATAAGATGAAAGATTACGAACCAGATTTTGATTCGTTATTATTTCATTTACCGTTAGCAGGTTCAGCTTTCAAAAAAGTTTATTATGATGAAGCAACTTCAATGGCCTGTTCTAAATTTGTACCCGCAGATGATTTAATTGTTCCGTACACAGCTACATCTCTAGACGATGCAGAGTCTATTATTCATCGTGTGCAAATATCTGAAAACGAATTACGAAAACAACAAGTGGGTGGTTTCTACAGAGATGTAGAATTAAAACCAGGTCCCGTTAATGAAACTGAAGTAGAAAAAAAAGAACGTGAATTAGAAGGTGCATCAAAAGGTAGAGACGAAGATGTATTTAATTTATTAGAGTGTCACGTTCATTTAGATCTTGAAGGTTTTGAAGACGCGGGAGAAGATGGTGAACCAACAGGTATTAAACTTCCCTATGTTGTAACCATCGAAGAAAATTCTAGAGAAGTTTTATCAATCAAAAGAAACTATGAAGTAGGTGATCCATTAAGAAATAAAATAGATTACTTTGTGCATTTTAAATTTTTACCAGGACTTGGTTTTTATGGTTTTGGTTTAATTCATATGATTGGTGGATTATCAAGAACAGCAACAGCTGCATTAAGACAATTATTAGACGCAGGAACTTTATCCAATTTACCCGCAGGATTTAAACAAAGAGGAATCAGAATAAGAGATGATGCACAATCTATTCAACCTGGAGAGTTTAGAGACGTAGACGCACCAGGTGGTAACATCAGAGACTCTTTCATGATGCTTCCTTTCAAGGAACCATCACAAACCTTATTAGCACTTATGGGCGTCGTAGTACAAGCAGGTCAAAGATTCGCTTCAATAGCAGA